GTGGCGTTAAAACATGTTGGAGCTGGTTCTTCACCATGGGCGGAGCTGTTTCTTCTGCGGTCATTATCATGATAAATGAATCCAAGGAATCTTAGAGTAAATGGACGGAGCAGATATCTCTGTATATGGCGAGGCAAAGGGAGAATACACACGGCAGCTTTGTGTATTTCTAGTTCCTTGTCTTGAATCCTATTTCTTAGAGCTCCTTGAGGAGGCAAAGGGGCTTGCCGCGAATCCTTCTAAGACACTTTGGCATTTCCAGAGTTTAATGCAGTCTATCCCGGATTGGAATCAGGATAAGGTAACAAAGGAGACAGAGCGCATCCAGGCCGATTGTAAATGTGATTATCTTGAGGAGCTTCTCACTGCTGTATTCATTGCCCACACCAAGGTTCTTTCAGCAATTCGCCTAACAACTCGCCAGAAGAAGTTACAGATTACTATTCCGAAGATTGACCACTTTTTACACAGAGTCTTATCCGATTCCGCTAGAGCTCTATGGACAAATGCCTATCTGTTTGCTGAGACAAATAGCATTGATAAGCAAAAGAATCTAAGGCAAGTTTCTGCCCTTCTTCAGGAGTCTGTGTTACAGGGAATTCGTGGACTGCTTCCTGTGAAGTCTATTCTCCGTGAGTATCTGAATAATGAGGATGAGGAGGATGATTCTGATGATGAGAAAGTTTCCAAGCCTAAGGCTGAGCTTGAGATGCCTGAAGTGAAGGAGCCAAAGGAAGAGGTCAAGGAGCCAAAGGAGCCAAAGGAGCCAAAGGAGCCAAAGGAAGAGGTCAAGGAAGAGGTAAAGGAGCCAAAGGAAGAGGTCAAGGAGCCAAAGGAGCCAAAGGAAGAGGTCAAGGAGCCAAAGGAAGAGGTCAAGGAGCCAAAGGAAGAGGGCAAAGAGCCACCTTTAACACAGACCCAGCCTACCATATACATTGACACCAAGCCTTCTGTAACCTTTTCTCAGGAGCACATCATGTTTGATTCCGATAATCTGGAAAATAATGAGATTCACGACATTCCTTTTGCCGAGGCCGAGCTCAGGGTTGAGGAAGAGGACGACGAGGAAGACAATATTGATTCTGTAAAAATATCTGATGAATTCCTTCCTATGGAGGCTGATGAGATTCTTTAGGTCAAACTGCGTTCACACACCCATTCCGTAAAAATCCCTGCGGCTTAGAATGGATGCGCCCTCTGCCTCGCAAACAGGCTTTTGGATGGCAATCGCCATTGGAGGAACAATTATAGGAGTTCTAAGCGCAGTTCAACAATATTCTAGCAGAGATTCATCAATGCCATATTCCGACTTTAATTTCAAACCAGTAGCGCGTGACTTTTGTATTGGTGCCTTTCTGACAGCAACAGTCTATATGATGATTCCTGATTCTATTCAAGAGTTAATGAATCAAGCTCAAACCATGTTTCCTAAATCTTCCGGCTCTCCACAAGATATTGAATTACAAACAGGTCCTGCTCGCTTTTAGATTTACTATCATCACTTATACTATATCATAGAAATGATATAGTATAATTACATTTATTATAGTCTAACAAAACAGCGGATACACGGTTTCCCAGTCGCCAACTGAGGCAGAATCTACCTTGAATGAAGAAAACGCCATATCGTGTAAGTGCTCTTGAGGCTTGGCGCCAACCACATTCTCTGTTATATGGCTGTATAAGTCAAAATCAGGAAATCGCTCAGTTCCATCTTCTTCCTTTAACACATTGCGTCCATCCCTGTCAAGAAGCCACTTCCATAGTAAATTCCACAGGGGAGATTCCGTCTCATGAATTGTCCAAGACCCCTCCTTAGATAAGATAACACCATCCAATTTCTCGGCTGGCATTTCTGGGAATAGGGCATCCATTACACTGACGGCATAGCGACAGAGGTCAAAGGAAGGATTAGGATAAATCTGCCGACTTCTACCATTCTTAGCGCAGGCGAAATTATACTGTCCCTCGGCATCTCCCCCATAATTGTAATCATCACTCACAAACCATTTATCTTTTACACGGAAAATTGAACGACCAAAGTCAATAATTCTGAAGATGCGCCCATATGTGGGGACGCGCCATACAGTTCCATCACGATTCTTGTAATATAGCCAAGTTTCTTCACTCTTAGTCCATACAATGTTATTCGTGTGTAAATCATTGTGTGTAAATCCGAGAACTCCTTGCGCAGCACAGAGCGCGGCAACAATCTGAAAGGTCCAGGCAATCCACCGAGCTTCCCATTCGGCAGAGCCATGTGCCGCACCAACTAGGGAATCATCTTCTAACATATCGTCAATCACCCCCTCCATTCTCTCCTGGAAAATCATCATTACAGGATAGTCCTTAAACTCAGAATATACAGAATAGATATTATCATCTAATGACATATCTGACTCTGAATCTGATGTGGAAGACCTTGTTTTGAAGGAGTGGACACTCTCAAGCTCTACTGCCTTTGACTCCTTTGATGTGATTATATCAAGACTCTCGTGGGAGCCAGATGACTCGCTGGTATCAGAACTGTCAGAAGAACCTGTGCTATAGGAAAATGCCGTGGAGCGCAGAGATGAGCTAGGTGTTCTGAATAGGGAATGCTCTACTGATTCATCATCTTCTCTCTCCACATGTAAATTAAACTCGCCAGAGCGCTTCCTGTTCCAGAACTCTCTGTATCTCCTATAACTTCCAAAATCCTCTGTGATATTGAATCTGTATTTGTCGGCAACTGCCTTGAATCCTCCATAGAATAGGCAAAAATGGGGGGAAATTCCTCTCTCACGAAGCTGACCCAGTAAATAATTGGCAAGAGTATCAACATACGCCTGATTCATTGGATTATCCATCTTATCCGCTAATCTACGAGCACCCTTGGTGCCATGCTTGTAATAGTGCTTTAATGTGAGAGTCGGGTCAAGAATATGCGTAACCTTACAAAATCCCTTAGAGGCTTTCTGCTTCGCTCCAACAGTCTCAACAAGACAATCGCCACTTCCCTCAAACTCTCTCAGTCTGCCAAACAAATTGTCAGAGCTTAACTGTCCTTCAGATTCTTGAACTCCTATAAACTCTTTAATGATTGGTGTTAAAGAGGTTACTTCCTTATATCCTGGAATCGTGGGGGCTCGTGAATACTTTCTCCAGGGAGGAATGGATACTTCTATTCCTTGGGTTAAACACGAATCCATCTAACGAATCTTCGGGGTTTGATGAGTGGATTCAATACGCAGAGAGCCGTGTAGTAAAATTCTGTAAAAAATATTTCTATATATATCAGCTACAATGACGGATAACGCAGCCGCAGTAAACGTTGGTATCCGGAAGTTTGATATGAAAATGATTCCCCAAGATGCCGTATGTGTATTTATTGGGCGCAGACGCACGGGAAAATCCACACTGGTTCGCGACCTCCTGTTTCACCATCAGGAAATGCCTCTTGGAACCGTGATTAGTGGAACAGAGGAATCCAATCAGTTCTATAAGAAACTCATTCCTCCTCTTTTCATTCATGGCGATTACAGCCCCGTCGTCATTGCCAATTTCTGTAAGCGTCAGAAGGTGATTATGGCAAAAATCCAGAAAGAAATTGAGGCATACGGCGCTGGGAGGACGGACCCTCGTGCCTTCTTAATCATGGACGACTGTCTATACGATGACAGCTGGCTCCATGACCGAAATATTCGCTATCTTTTCTTGAACGGGCGTTGGCTAAAGGTGTTTTTCATTATTACCATGCAATATCCTCTCGGTATTCCTCCGATGTTGAGAACAAATGTGGATTATTGCTTTATTCTGAGAGAGCCGTATGTGACAAACAGGAAGCGCATTTTTGATAACTACGGAAGCGCTTTCCCGAGTTTTGAGTTTTTCTGCCAAGTCATGGACCAGTGCACGCAGAATTATGAATGTATTGTCATGAACAACAATTCTCAGAGCAACAAGCTGGAAGATACGGTGTTTTGGTATAAGGCACAGATGCACGGCGAGTTCCGTATTGGTGCCCAGGAGTTCTGGAATCATGCCATGTCAAACACAAAGGATAAGGAAGATGGCAATGAGTATGATGCTGCTAAGGCGACACGCCTGAAGGGTCCGATGATTCAGGTTCGCAAATTCCCACAAGGTTAAGTAGTAATGAAGGATTTGGGATATTGTCTAATCTTAATATTCGTGCTAGGACTACTACTTGTCTTTCTTGGAGAGCCTATGTGTGAAGGCTTTTCACCCAGCCAAGCACTACGCTGCGACGTAGAGTCCCCTTGTCCGGGTCACTTGAAGTGTATTAATGGTTTCTGTGCCAAGACTGACCCTGTCGGTGTTGTCGAGCGCAATGAAGTTCCTCTCCTTCCTCCAGGCTCACCCGCACCTTATTTCTAAGGGCAGGGTAGAATGAAGAGATTTGCGTTAAAAACCGTTACATGGTATGCTATAATTGGTCTTCTGGTTGCGGTAGCCCTTCTACCCCTGCTAAAAGCCGCTGCGCCCGAATTCTTTCCCAGCATCAGTGGGTTCGCCAATCCTGACTGCGTGGGCGTAAGCTGCGGCGAGGGTGAGTTTTGCCAGTTTAACAAGTGCCAGAAAGTGACTGCGCCAAATCCTCTTGGCGTTCCTGCTGGAAATGTATAAATATGTTAAAATGATGATTTGATGCTTAGGTGGATACCACTCAAGCATCAGATATACATTTAACACAAACCTAAGGATTCTGCTTTGCCTCCATCTTTCTGGCAATAGCTAGGTCAGCGGGGCCAGAAAACATACCGTCGTATGTTGAGCTTGCTGTTCCAGCAGCCGCTACGCTTGCTGTCGCTACGCTAGTCGCAGTCTCCTCCTTCTGAAGGGTAATCATCGGCTCCGCTGGAGCAGAGGCAGTGACACCAGCAACCGTCTCAGCATCATCAGTGCTACGACTCTTTACAGAAGCAACCTTGCGATTCTTCTGCTCCGTGTAAAACGTGTCACGAGCCTCCTCATTCTCACGATACTTCTTCATGAGACTGTTGAGCTCATCATTGGCATACTCCTGGTCCTTCACGCGATTCGGATCAGGCTCCCAGGCCATCCACTTACCCACAGACCCCTGGTAAATGTTGAACGTAGGGTCAGACTTCTGTAGGCGCTTTGCCTTCATAGAAGCCTCTGCCTCAGAGGCAAATACACCCCGGACTTTGATGCCGCGAATCGTTGTATGGAAGTCGTTTAGCTTGAAAAACTCCTCCTCCAGAGCCTCAGAATTCTTGAAGAGAAAGTCCTCATACTCCTTCTTTAGCTCTGACTGGGTAAGCTCACTCATGTTCTTACGAGTATACTGCTGAAACTCCTCGACGAAACGGTCAACGCGCAGAAGAGAATTTCTCACCTCAACTGCCGCCCCACTTAGGTCAACCTTGTCCAGGCTACCGGCAAGATTCTCTAGACGCGTATTTACTGTCTGAAGCTGCTGACCCATCCACGCCTCCAGCTTCGTTGTCTTCCACTGTAGGTCATAGTCATTCAGAAACTTGTTAAACATGAAGACATCCTTCTGCGCAAGAATCTTCTCAGGGCTCAGGAAACTTAGTAAAACAAACTTCTGGCTAGAAATCTCAGGGTCCTCGGCTAGAAAATCCTCATCCACGTTATTACTCATTCTTCTTCTTCTGAATCATCTGCTAACTTTAGACCGAAAAAACCGCATAATCTATTCCAACAAAAAATCTGAAGGACAAATATAGATTAAGATGGACATGAACGACCTCTTAACTCGCATCATCAAATACGTCGTGGAGGGTGTAGCTGTTGCGCTAGCCCTTGTCTTTATCCCCCGGAAGAGCTTGCCTCTTGATGAGATTCTGACTGTGACCATCGCCGCTGCGGCCGTGTTCGCCGTGCTAGACATCTTCTCCCCCAGCATCGGCGTGACGGCACGCCAGGGTGCCGGCTTCGGTATTGGCGCGAACCTAGTGGGTTTCCCTCGCGCATAAAGACCCTCGCGCATAAGGGCAAAACAAATAGTAAAAAACAAATGATTTCTGAGTGTCACACAGCTGACATACACAAATCATCCAAGATAATGCTCCCTACACACCGCCTCATACTTCTCATTCCCACCCACACACACCTGGCCATCCTTTCCACCAATACATTTCGTGAATAAAGCGTCCCTCTTCACTGGGGAACACCTCTTACACAAAGCCGTCAACTTCGTCACCTTGTCACAAAGAGGAATCAGTTGTAAGATATCTCCAAATGGCCGCCTCTCAGAATCTCCATCTAGTCCTACCACAATGACATGCTTCTTACAATACTCAACCATTATTTTTACAATTCCATACAGCCCCTCAAAGAATTGCGCCTCTTCAACTACAACCAGACTCGCCTCCTTGAACTCGGTCAGCTCCAAGATATCTCTAATTGAGACTAGGGCTACCGCCGAGAAAATCTGTGAATCGTGTGTTTTCACAAGATTCACATCTTCTGTATAGCGCGTATCTAGACATGATGTAACAATGAGAGTTTTTGTCCCAATACTCTGCTCCCTCTTCACCCTCTGTAGGATGGCCGACGACTTCCCAGCGAACATGGGACCAATAATTACTTCCAGACTCATTTTCCTTTGGTGGGACTTCCTTTTTACACAGCTCGCCTGTCAAATTTTAGGGCCTAAGGACCATTCACACTATTCGCCCCTGAAGATGGCATGAGTTGGGGAAGATTACGTAGACCTCTTGAAGAAGGCGCAGGTCCAGACCCAATACCAATACGAACCGCCACCCGTCCAGAATCTATGGCATCAGGCACCCACTTATTAATATGAACTTTCTTGAAGCCGGCAATCACTTCTGGCTGTGCTATATCTTCTCTGTCAGGAAAGGTCTCCTTATATAGTTTTACAACAGCAACGGGAATCGCGGGAGATATTTCCATAAGGCGCTCAATTTGCTCCTTAGTCACCTTTAATATATCTTTGGCACCAATACGCTCAGACTTCGGAAGACTCAGTTCAATTGCCAAAGCCCTTGATAACTTTTGGTATTGAATTCCGGAAATTCTGTGCGCCTCAGTTCTCTTAGCCCAGGCGAAATAAGACCCCAGGGTTGATAAGATTCCCGTAAATAAACTTACTAAACCAACACCAATTGATGATGTTACAGGGTTGCTAAATAGTGTGCTAGAAGAGCCTGACAAGAATCCGTTCACTGTGCTTAACACAATAACAGGAATAGCCACCCAATTATTACGCAGTGAGAAATACCTCTCAGATTCAGTGTGTAACCATGATAGACCTCCACAACGTTCGGATTCTTGTGCAACAAGATTCTCTAACGAATCATTCCACGAAATTACCTCTTGCTCCTCCGCCATCTACTACCGCATAAGTTTATTACAGATTCCATCTTTGAACATTTTATCAAGATTTCTCGCAAGACCCTCATACACTCCCTTAACAGTCTGTGGTGGTGGGAAATCCGTCAAACACCACTCCCCAAATATCTTAGACAGGGCAATAATCATATCAGCAGATACTATTGCCGATAAACCTTCTTTTAACACAGATACCACAAACTCGTTCCATGCCTTTGACATAACTGGCTCAGCCGGCATCTCTCCATCTAAGCTGGCATCGGCCAGACAAAGATAGAATTCGATTAGCCCTTTTAGCTTTTCCTCTGGAAACCAGTCCAAAAATCGTATCTCAACCCCATGATTATAATGCTTTCTGTAACTAATATCCATACCTAGCTCTGTTAAAGGGATATAACCAGAGTGCTTGTGATACAGCTTATACCACCAGAAATCTTGGTCCGAGCCACGAATTTCTGCCACAGGGAGTGTGACAATTTTCCCCGTTGGCATGGCGTTTGTGTCATATGTTCCTATTCCTATGTATCGTGACACAGCGCATCTCATAGATGCCTTTGTATATTTAGGATTAACTTCTGATAAGGGGTCCTTAGTTCCAAAGACAGCAATAACAAACGGCTCTAACCACTGGATAAGGCGAATGAACTTTTGGTGTGTTTCGCGAAACTTCTTGAGGTCCACTATAACTGGTGTGCCATTCTTGTCGCGCTTTCCTAATAAGGTGGGAAGAGTTATATTAATATGATAGGTTCCGTTATTAAACATTGTCACGTTCTTTGGATTTGAATAATAGATTGCGAATCCAGGATTCACAGGTGGATACATGAAGAGCCCCTTGTCGCGATGTGTCTTTGTGGCAATCAAATAGTCATTCATACATTTAAGGAGACTCTTCTTTGCTGTTACTAGTTCTTTAATAACTGCTCTGACATTAGACTTATAGAAGTCCTGTGTCATAAATTCAAGGGTATCGCCGTCAAAGATACAGGTCTCATTAAATATATCTATAAAGCGCTTTTTTGGAAAGCAGCCGCCAGGCACATGCTCTTCTAACATCTGAAAAAATGTCTTGCCATTAAACTTGGGATTCGGCTTTGGAATCTTCTCATACGTGGTCGCGTGATTCCCACTTGTATCCATCTTTGTCAAGGCATGGGCATTCACGAAATACGGCAAGGGGTAGAAATCTTGTGTAAAATAGGTTGCGAAGTCTTCTTTATACGTTGGATAAAATGTGGAATAATATTTAACACTGTATCGTTCTGCTGAATGACATGTCTTTAAGATTGGTGAAGCAACATAGATTGGTTTTGTGAATTGTAGATAGGTTTCTTCTTCTATACCAAGACCCCAAAATAATTCGTTTTCCTTATACATTGATTTATACCGCAGATGTTTTACTAATTCTGTATATCCCATCTAAATACTCCGTAGAGAATAATTTATATGTCATATATTACTAAATTACCTTCGGTATTACCAAAAAACATAGATTTCACCTTTGGTATTATTACAGCTGGAGGAGCAGACAGCAATTTAGAAAGAATTATCAAAAGTATTAAAGGGCAGAATATGCCCACCTATGAGATTCTTATCGTAGGAGAAACCTGTGTTAAAGGGGATTTTATACGAACTATCCCCTTTGATGAGACAATAAAAAGGGCTTGGATTACGAAAAAGAAGAATATTATTGCACAAGAAGCAAGGTTTGAGAATATTGTCTTTTTACACGATTACGTAGAGCTCTGTCCAGGATGGTATGAAGGAGTTTTGAAGTTTGGGAATGACTTTAAGATTTGCGTAAATAAGATTACAAATCTTTCTGGAAAACGGTTTCGTGATTTTTGCCTATTCAAGGAATTTCTACCAACAGAATCTACACTTCTTCCTTACTCTGCCAAACTAACTCCTAGTCTAAGTAAGCTAGCGTATATTTCTGGAACGTATTATCTTGTAAAACGGGACCTGGCGCTCAGCTACCCTCTAGATGAACGCCTTGTTTGGAATCAAGGTGAGGATGTTCTGTTTTCTCAGGCCTTGTCAAAAGATGGTGTCCAATTTAAATGTAATCCCTTTAGCACAGTCGCTCTGTTAAAGGAAAAGGAGTCATTTGAACGCGAAATATCACAAGAAAAATATGAAGAATTGAGTATCTGGGCTGAAAGCTTCGGCGAAGCCACCTTCGTTAAACAATGCCAGTTTCAAGAATCTTGGGCCAGTCAGTTTTTTACTAAATACCAATATATATCTATAGGTGGTTGGTGTGGCACTAGAATGGCACTAGATGAGCTAAAGATTATAAATGAGCCGCACAATATATTTGACCATATTCGTTCATCATCGAAGGGTATAATAGATTGTATAAAGAATGATTTTGCTAATTTTATACCCAAGGATACGAGTTTAGATACTCGCTTTAAGAATAAAAAATGGCACCCATGTATTGGCGAGCATTTTGGGTTTTATCATTCTGGTAATTTATCAGAAACATTCCCACTAGATAGTATAGAAAGAAAACGAAAACGATTTATAGACCATTGCACTAGTGGAAAGCAATGTATATTTATTAGAACATGTGTTATACCTGATTATGAAGAGGAATTGTCTGATATGGAGATTCTATATGAAGAAATACATAAGAAATATCCTATGTTATCGTTTAAGATTGTATTTGTAATACCGAATCAAGAAATGACACAGTATTATAAAAGTATCGATAATAGAATATTTATCTTTTGTTTAAATGATAAAGAAGGGTATAAAAAGATATTTACTTTTCTTTCTGTTTATACTTTCTTTGAACGAACTCCGCTAAATCAGTGTATAGACATCGTAAGACCAACTGATACTCTATGCTTTGTAGATGATATCCCTGCTGTAAAGTATTTTGAGAAGTATTCTAAAAGGCAGTCTTAGATAGACTTAATAAACTGCCAGCGCAAATCAGCACAGATTTTCTCCCAGATTTTGTCCTGATTATACAGCTTGTCGCGATTCTTCAAGAGAGGAAAGCATTGTAGATAACTATCTAACTCCAGGAGCTCACAGAACTTATACAGAACATATGAATACGATAAGAAATTGCTGCGGTTCTTAGGACAGTGTTTTATAAAAGAACTCTGAATCTCCTTGAACATGAATCTTAGTCTCTCTTCCACTTCGCGGGACATGACTGGCGCTGTTTTTCCATTGATGCGATTCAGGATATAGGGCACGTGCTCGTAGAAATTCGTGCACTTGAGCTTCTTTAGAATCTCACGCACCTTGCTTGGTTTGATACCCTCAGTATTCGTAATCCTCTCCTTCTTGAGCTCATCCAAAATCGCCTGGAAAATGTCCTCAGGAATCTCTGTGCTCTCCTTGGCCTGGAACTGCGCTAGCCACTCGTTGAAATGGTTAATGCGCTTATAGGCATAATACGTCACCTCTCTCGGCGGGTCCTTGTAACTCGGCTTATCACTGTCAATCAAGACAAATTCCTGATGCCCACAGCTATCACAGAAAAATAAGGCCTCGTTGGCACTAAAGGTCATCTCTTTGTCACAAGCCTCACAGAGCCCATGCGGGTCCTCAAAACTCGTTACTGCCGCCCTAGCGTGCTCTGGGTCAACACGGCGCAGATATTTTTCTAAGAGAACCTCACGACCTTCTAGACCTTCTTGTGCCTTCGCTGGCTTTTGACTCTTATCTTCCTGACCTTCCTGTAAGGCGGCTAACACACTCCCTGGCTTCGCCTTCACAACCCGCACAGGAACTTGCGCCGACCCGTTATTAATCTTTTCCTGAATATCGTAGTAATTATACAGAATCTCGCCGGCCTCAAAGAAATAATCGTAGACCGGCTTATTTGACTCCCACTCTTCCTTCTTTTTCATGAGTTGCTGAATCTTCTCCTCTAACTGTGTGCGCATGACTATGTCCGTTGATTCCTTCATTTGTTCATTGTAATTCTCTAAAAGCTCCTCCATCTTACCGATATCGTCCTTTTCCTTTTGCATCTGACCTATTTGCATTTGGTGGAGGTTGTCTAAGGTTGTTCTCGCCTCAGGATTACTTCGCTTCGTTTGTTTTATATTAAAAAACGGAGAGGGCTTCTCTGTCATTCTATGATGCTGTTAATGTGAAGTTTAGACCGTCTTTTTCTAAGTGCGTAAAAGATACTCACACCCACTCTTGTCATTAGTATCTTTCATACATTTCTCATACTCTTCATTGTTGGTATTTACTGTTGGCACATGAGGGACATGAGGGACATGAGGAGTTCCTAGAATAGCTCCAACAATACGATGTCCAATGGAGCTTCCTATACCCAAGGCTACGCCTTCCTTCATTGTCTGTAAAAATGAAGGTCTCTGAGGTATAATCGCCGGTAAATTTTTGTGCTCAGGCATTTTCATTGGAGATGTTATCTTTTTTTCATATAAAGACGGGCTAGATGACCTGCGAGGCATTATATTCTACATATACATTTTCTGGTTAAGTCGCGAGAATACTTTTACACAGTC